AAGCTGGCCCGCCTGCACATGGTCAGCCACGTCTTCGCCCGGGGCCGCGTCTGGCTGCCGGAGAGCGACCACTACCCGGGGCGGCCGCGCACGTGGGTCGAGCCCATGCTCGCCCAGCTTTGCGCCTTCACCGGCAGCGGCAGCATCAAGCACGACGATTTTGTGGATAGTATGACGCAGTGCGTCCGCCTCATGTTGGACAAGGGCCTAATCAGCATGACCAAGGAGGCCCAGCGCGACGCCGTAGCCCCGCCGCGAAAAGCGGTTAGTAATCCATATGCGATGTGATACACCGAGCAGGCCGGGCGCTGTTAGCGCAGCGATCCCGGCCCTAACCACAACAGCACAGGGACTGCTGCATATGGCTGAGCACGATCTACCCTCCGCCGAGTATCTCCGTCAACGTTTGCGCTACGACCCGGAGACTGGCCAGCTTTACTGGCGGGACGCAGCGTGCATGCCCCGGACATGGCGCACGCGCTACGCAGGCACGCAAGCGTTCACTTGTCCTAACGGAAACGGGTACCGAATGGGGCGCATTGACGCGCGAGGATACCTCGCGCACCGAGTTGTATGGGCGCTGGTGCATGGCGCGTGGCCGCAAAAACAGATCGACCACATTGACCACGACCGCACCAACAACCGCGTCGAAAACTTGCGCATCGTCGGGCACCAAGAAAACCACCGCAACACGACGCTTCGCAAGAACAACGCTTCGGGGTTCATGGGCGTTAGCTGGTACAAGGCGGGCGAGAAGTGGACCGCCTACATCATGATCGACCGGGTTAAGAAACATCTTGGCTGTTTCGACGCGCTTGAAGATGCGGTCGCTGCTCGCCGCGCTGCGGAGGCGCGGTTTGGTTTCCACGAAAATCATGGTACACGCGCGACAGCGCTACATAGGACCGATCCATGAACGAAGACGACCTCGACCAGCCCGACACGGACCTCGACGAGTACGGCGAGATGGTCGAGCTCCCCGACGATGGCGAGGACGACGTCGAGGACACCGAGGACGGCGGCGCCATCGTTCGGCTGGAGGAAGAGGAGACCGCGCGCAGCGATGACTTCCTCGAGAACCTCGCCGAGGTGCTGCCGGAGACCGAACTGAGCGCCCTCGCGTCGAGCCTCGTCGAGCTGATCGCCCGCGACAAGGAGGCGCGCAAGAAGCGCGACGACCAGTACGAGGAGGGCCTCCGCCGCACCGGCCTCGGCGATGACGCACCCGGCGGCGCGCAGTTCCAAGGTGCCTCGCGCGTCGTCCACCCGATGATGGTCACGGCCACCGTGGACTTCGCCGCGCGCGCCATGAAGGAGCTCTTCCCGCCGCAGGGACCGGCCAAGGACTTCATCCCGGGCGAGGTGACCGCCGACAAGGTGAAGAAGGCCAAGCGCAAGACGGCCCTCATGAACTGGCAGCTTACGGTCCAGTGTTCCGAGGCGCGGGCCGAGATCGAGCAGATGCTGACGCAGGTGCCGCTGGGTGGCGTCCAGTACCTCAAGCTCTCGTGGGACAACGCGCGCAACCGGCCCGGCTTCCTGTTCGTCGCCATCGACGACATGCTGCTGCCCTACGCCGCCACGAGCTTCTACACGGCGCAGCGCAAGACGCATGTGCAGTACATCACGCAGGTGGACTACGAGCAGCGCGTCAAGTCGGGCATGTACCGCGATGTGGACCTGACCCCGCCGAGCATGGAGCCCGAGCCGAGCGTCGTGCAGAAGGCCAACGACAAGATCGAGGGCCGCACCGACACCAGCTACAACGAAGACGGACTGCGAACCGTCTACGAGACGCACGCCATGCTGCGCATCGAGGGCGACAACCGCGCCGAGGGCGAGATGGCCCCCTACATCGTCACCATCGACAAGACGACGAACAAGGTGCTTGCGGTCTACCGCAACTGGGACGAGATGGACGAGAGCCGCGAGGAGCTGGTCTGGTTCATCGAGTTCCCTTTCGTGCCGTGGCGCGGTGCTTACCCCATCGGCCTGCCGCACATGATCGGCGGCCTGAGCGCGGCGGCGACCGGCGCCTTGCGTGCCCTGCTCGACAGCGCGCACATCAACAACGCGCCGACCATGCTCAAGCTGAAAGGCGGATCGCGCGGCGGCCAGTCCCTCAACATCCAGCCGACGCAGGTCGAGGAGATCGAGGGCGGCATCAACGTCGACGACATCCGCAAGATCGCGATGCCGCTCCCGTTCAACCAGCCGTCGACGGTCCTCTACCAGTTGCTGGGCTTCTTGGTGGACGCCGGGCAAGGCGTTGTCCGCACCACGCTGGATGACATCGCTGACGGCAACCCCAACGCCCCGGTCGGCACGACGTTGGCCAAACTTGAGCAGGGCATGGTCGTCTTCAGCGCGATCCACGCGCGCCTGCACGACGCCACCGCGCGCATGCTCAAGGTGCTGCACCGCCTCAACGGCATGTACCTCGACGACGAGGCCATCAAGGCCGAGGTCGGCGAGGAACTCGCCACGCGCGCCGATTTCGACGGGCCGATGGATGTCGTCCCGGTCTCCGACCCGAACATCTTCAGCGAGGCGCAGCGCTTCGCGCAGGTGCAGGCCGTGGCGCAGCGCGCGGCCCTCAAGCCTGAGCTCTACAATGCTCGCAAGGTCGAGGAGCGCATCCTCGACACGCTCAAGATACCGAACGCCGAGGGCCTGCTCAACCCGCCCGTCGAGCCACAGGAACTCAACGCGGTGGCAGAGAACGTCGCGGCCAGCATGGGCAAGACCATTACGGCGTTCCCCGAGCAGGACCACATCGCGCACCTCAAGACGCACCTCGCGTACCTGCGCAGCCCGGCCTTCGGCATGAGCCCGCTGATCGCCCCGACGTTCCTCCCGGTGATCCTGCAGCACCTCAAGGAGCACATCGCCATGTGGTACGCCAGTTCCGTGCTGGACGTCGCCAGCGAGGCGGCAGGCATGGACATCAGCGAGGACATGAAGGAGATCAAGGGCGACCACGCCGCGCGCCGCGCGCTCGACCGCGCGCTGGCCGAGGCGGGCGCGCTGGTGGTGGAGGAGGGCGACAAGGTCTTCCAGTCCATGCCCGCGATCATCCAGCAGGCGCAGCAGATGGCGCAGCAATTCGCGCCCCCTCAGCCTATGGACCCGGCGGTGGCGGCGGCGCAGGCCGCGCAGATGCAGAACGCCACGGCGCAGGCCAAGTTGCAACTCGACGGGCAGAAGGCGCAGCAGGACGCGGCTGTCCAGCAGGCCAAGCTGCAGCTCGACGGGCAGAAGGCAAACCAGCAGGCACAGATCGCCGCCGCCAAGTTGCAGAGCGACATGGCTCTGGAGCAGCAGCGCCAGCAGGCAGAGGACGCACGCAAGGCCGCAGAACTGCAGGCTCGCATGCAGATGAACACCCAAGACAACTCCACGGCGCTCCAACTGGCGGCGGCGGAGATTGCCTCGGGCGAACGGATCGCGGTCTCCACGGGGACCGGGATAAACCCCAACCCGTAAGGAGCACGCGGAATGGAAAGCGAAGCACTAAAAGCATCCGAGGCCGAGAGCGCAGCCGTGGCCGTGGCGCCGCGCGTCACGCTGGAGAGCATGCAGGCCAAGATCAAGCAGGAGAATTACCTCCAGCCGTACGGCACGGTCCTCACCCTCTGCATCCTCGAAATGCAGAACGGTTTCTTCGTGGTGGGCGAGAGCGCGCCCGCCAGCCCCGAAAACTTCGACGCCGGGCTTGGCCGCAAGTTCGCGTACGAGAACGCCATCCGCCAGCTCTGGAAGCTGGAAGGGTACAGCCTGCGGGATCGTCTCGCGGCGGAGAAAAAGGACTGAGCAATGGCTGATACCAAGAACAATGCACACCACCCGGCACCCGGCGGCAAGGTCAAGCCGCTGGCGGGTTCTGCCATCCCGCAGCACAAGAAGATGGCAATGGGCCACATGCCCAAGGTCAGCGGCGGGCCGAAGACCCCGGCGTGAGGATCGAGAGCTTGCTCCAGCGCTTGGAGACGACGCAGGCAGAGCTTGCGAAAGAGGCGCTGGGGCGACCCACCGGCAGGGATGCCTTCGAATACGGCCGCGCAGTCGGCCTGTATGCGGGGCTTGAACTGGCCAAGACTACCCTGATCGAGATGGTCTCCGAGCACGAACGCAAGGGGTTCGATCTCTAGCCTGCGGAAAAGGAGCACACATGCAGGACTACGTACTGAACAAGGTGAAGTTCGACTACAGCGGCCTCGACGAGGCCTTCCCGGCAGTCGACCCCGGCGTGGAACCCTTCGGCTCGCGCGTCATCGTGCAAATCCGCACGGCCAAGAGCAAGACGGCGGGTGGCATCATTCTGCCCGAGGACACGCAGGAGACCGAGCGCTGGAACACGCAGGTCGCCAAGGTCATCGCGGTGGGCAGCCTCGCCTTCCACAACCGCAACACCATGCAGCCGTGGCCCGAGGGCTCGTGGTGCGAGGTCGGTGACTTCGTGCGCGCGCCCAAGTACGGCGGCGACCGCTGGAGCGTGGAGGCGGACGGCAAGGAGGTGCTGTTCGTGATGTTCAACGACCTCGACCTGCTGGGTCGGATCACTGGCGACCCTCTCAGCATGAAGGCGTACATCTGATGAACTTCGGCCAAGCGCTCGCCGCGCTCAAGGCGGGAGACCTCGTGGCCCGCAAGGGATGGAACGGCAGGGGCATGTTTCTGTACTACGTTCCGGCGGCGAGCTACCCCGCAAACCGCAACACGCTGGGCACTCTGCGTGGCGTCTTCCCCGACGATATGGTCCCGTATCAGGCCTACATCGCGATGAAGACGGCGCAGGACACCGTGGTCCCGTGGCTCGCCAGCCAGTCCGATGTGCTCGCCGATGATTGGCGCGTCATCGAGCCCCCCAAGTAAAGGAGACAACTCATGGCAGACACCCTTACCGAGAATGATGGCGAAGAGTTCGACATCATCGAGACCGACACCATTCCCGCCGCTGGCGAGGACACGGGCACCGATGCTGATGATGCGGACGACGGCGACGAGACGGACGACGACCGGCTCGCCGACAGTCAGGACGACCTCGACGACGACATTGAGGACGGCAAGAACAAGAACCGGCAGAAGCGCGTAAAGCGCCGCGAACTGCAGCGCCGCGCCAAGGAGAACGCCGAGCGCGAGTTGGAGTTCCTGCGCCAGCAGAACGCCGAGATGCTCCGCCGCCTTCGGGCCGTCGAGGGGCACGCCCTCACGACCAACGAGCAGACTATCGACGCCCGGCACCAGCAGGCGTTGAACGAGGTGCGGCAGGCCGAGCATATCATGGCGCGCGCGGCAGAAGCCGGGAACGGCGACGACATGATCGCCGCCATGCGCATCCGCGACGAGGCTATGGCTGCCGCGCAGCAGTTGCAGGCCACCAAGCATCAGGTGGCGCAGGTTCGCGAGCAGGTGTCGCGCCCGCAGCTCGATCCGCGCGTAACCAACTACGCGGCGGAGTGGGTCAGCGCCAACCCGTGGTACGACCCCAACGGCCGCGACGAGGACAGCCGGATCACCAAGGCCATCGACGACGGTCTCGTGCGGGAGGGCTACAACCCAGCCTCACGTGAGTACTGGGAGGAACTGACGCGGCGCGTCTCCGCGCGCATCGGCGACGATGCGCCGACCGCGCCCGCGCAGCCCAAGCGCAAGGCCCCGCCGACCGGAAACGGACGCGAACACGCACCCGCCAGCACCCGCAAAGAGGTGTACGTGACACCGGAGAGAAAGGCTGCTATGATCGAGGCAGGCATCTGGGATGATCCCGTCGCGCGGAACCGGATGCTCAAGGCGTATCAGGCATACGACAAGCAGGGTTCGGCTCGCTGATTTCAATGGAGTGAGACAACATGACTGATGAATATTCTGATGATCGCCTGAAGAGGGACGTTGGTGCCGCTCGGCGCACCCGTGGTGAAGGAGACCGGCAGGTTTCCGAAAGCCGCGTGGTCAGCGAAGACGACCGGCTGGAGATGTTCCGCATGCAGATGTACAACGATGCACTTCCTGATCTGCCGAAAATGCCCGGCTATCACCTGTGCTGGCTCACGACGACAAACCCGCGTGACCCCATCCACCGCCGCATCCAGCTCGGTTATGAGCCGGTCAAGGCGTCGGACGTCCCGGGAATGGAGTATGCCTCGGTCAAGACTGGCGAATGGGCCGGTCTGATCGGCGTCAACGAGATGATCGCGTTCAAGCTGCCCGAAAGCCTGTACCAGCGCTTTATGCGGGAAGCTCACTACGACGCACCGTTGCGCGAAGAGGACAAGCTCGCCGAAACCGCGCAGCTCATGCGCGAACAGGCCGAGCGGGCGGGCAGCCGAATGATCGAAGGCGACGGCATGGAAGACCTGTATCGTCACGCGCCCGCGCAGGGGGCATTCTCCTGACCGGGCATCACCCCGCTTTCTAAGGAACTAGGACATGCCCAGTACCGCATCTCCCTACGGCCTTATCCCCGTGAACCATCCGTCGGGCGTCATCCGCCCGTTCGCGATGACCATCGCGTCGGGGTATGCCGTCAACATCTTCCAGAACCAGCCGGTTCGCATCGCGCCCTCGACGGCGGGCGGCCAGACGGAAGGCACCATCGTCGCTGCGGCGGTCGGTGAAGCGTTCATCGGCACCTTTCAGGGCGTCGAGTTCACGGACGGTGATGGCCGTCGCCGTGTCTCGAACCGCTGGCTGGCGTCGACGGCAGCGACCGACATCGTCGCCTACGTCACCATCGATCAGACGATCACCTATCAGGTGCAGAGCAACGCCCAGCTCAACGTGGCGGACATCGGCAAGCAGTACGACTTCACGGCTGCTTCCGGCAACACCACCACGGGCCTGTCCACGCAGGCACTCGATGTGGCCTCGGCGGCGGCCAACGCCAGCCTGCGCCTGATCGGTGTCGTCCCGTACCCGAACAACGCCTTCGGGGACTCCAACCTTCCGTTCGTCGATGCTCTGGTCCAGATTTCTGAACACCAGAACACCGCCAACGTTGCAGCTTACTAAGGAGGGCTGACCAATGGCAATGCCAATGCGGAGTACTGACTTCCGCTCCATCGTCGAGCCGATCCTGAACGAAGAGTTCAACGGCATCTACGAACAGCGCGCTGACGAATGGGCGCAGGTCTTCAAGGAGTTCAAGGGCATCCCCCGGAACTACCACGAAGAGCCCGTGCTTTACGGCTTCGGCGCC